GTAGATTGCGACACTTTTGTAACATATCATCATTGACAAAAGTAAAAACGAGGTGTATAATAGTATTGAAGATACTGCGGGGGGGTTTTATATATAATATATACCTATTTATACATACCCCCTAGGGAACACCCAAGCATATAGCCAAGAGATTTACAGAATATTAAGTGCATAAATGTAGCCACTAGGTGGTTTACAAGGGAATCTGAGATTTTAGCATAATACTATATATCTATAGTGTGCACGGGGGGGTGGTCGTGGCATATCCCCAAAGTAAAATCGCAATTAATCGCAGAAAAAAAAAGTTTATCCTCAAAAAAATAGCCTGGAGTTATCCCTAGTTTAAATCTGGTTGTCATCTCTGGGGAAATTAGGTCAAGCTAATTTTTGGGCTAGTGTTATCCTTTGTGAACCATAAATTATTTTTAAGACACGCAAAAAAAAAGGCACTACCAAAAATTAATTTGATAATGCCTTTAGTATTTTAAAAAAGTTTTAGTGAGTACTCTCTAA